AGCACGAATGGGAATCGCTCGCCGCGGATGCGCGTGTCCGTGACGCGGTGAGAGAGGAGTGGGCGACGAGAGAGGGTCTTCCAAAGTGCGAGGCGATCTGCCTCGCTGAACCTGGTTGCAAAACCAGGGTCATCACTAAGGGAGACCCTGCTCTAATCGCCCTCTCCCACTCACTCCGTCACTTGCTCGTCCAGGTAGTCCGCAGGGACCCGACCATCAACCGCAGTTATGCGGGTGATGGTAAGGCCGCTGTGGAGTCCCTCCTCGAGCATCCCTTCCCCCCAGGGCTGATCCGTGTAGTCTCGACTGACATGACCACAGCCACAGACGGCCTCCATCAACAAGCAGCGTTGGCAGCTTGGGACGGAGTGTCACGTGGCCTCGGTCTGTCAGACGAAGCTAAACGGATCGGCCGGGCGTGTTACGGGCCACAAAGTGTTGAGGGCGGATGGCAAGCCCCAATTGGGTTGGTTCTGTGAGAAGATGTACACTTTCTACTACGACGGCGCGAAGGCGACCGTCGTAGCAGGGGATGCACTTCCTCTCAGAGGACTGACCCATTTGGGTACTGTCATCCCTGTAGATGGGGGAGTCGTCGATCGGGGTTACCCAGGTTGGGCTGCGGTTGGACCCACAGTCCAGTCCCTGGTCGACCTCCGACCCGACCGCCACGATGACGTGGCATGGGCTATCCGGGCTAGTCACCCCGGCCTCGCCAAGTGGTTCTGGGATAGGGGATTACTCCCTTATCTTCCAAGACAACTCGGCGGGGCCGGGCTAGTGGCCCCGGGTAAGCACATGCTACGCCAAGTGGCGCCTCCGGCGGTTAGGAAGGCCCTCGCAGTGCTCTTAAACGACCAGTCAGCTAACGCTGATTGGCTCGCCTACGAGCGTGCGTGGGTCTCCAATCACCCCGGTAGGCACCGTACGCTGGCCTCCTATGATGTCCAAGACATTCTATCGGAAGGTGGGTACGTTTTCTACCGTGGTGAACCGCCGGAGGGACTCGAAGACCTCGCGTTGACTAGGGCTTCGTTCGAGAGGCGCTTATCGCACTTCCGAGCAAAGACCTACTTATTCATGCTTGGACCTGACCCAGAGAATGGTTGGCGGATCAAACCGACTTCCATTGCCCGGGCCATTTCCAAGGTTAATAAGGAGTTGATATCGAAGTGGGCTTCCGCCCACCCGATTCACAACTTGTCAACGAAAGAGGTCCTCGATAGTCGACGAAATTACCTTGATAGCATACTGACGGCCCAGAGGGTCGTCGATGCCCAAGGCGAGTTCGTCGACATCCCTTACTACAGTTCCTCAAGCGACGCAGAGCGTCTCCATCTAATCCGTCTAGA